CCAAAGACGGATAAATATTATGATAAGCTTTTATATAGACCACAGTCAGACGATCTGGATGACATAGAATTGTGAATATATAAAACCTAGTAAAAACATAATATTACAATATGCCATTATTTGGATTGATACCAGCGGGAGCCGCTTCGAGTTTAAAATCTTCTGTATCTGGCCTCGGAGACAAGGTTGATAACTTCTTTGACTTCTCTAGCCCGGATGGAGAAAGTGTTCCAAAGAACATAGATCCACAGAACACGATACTCGGAACTTACGATAACCCTAACACACGAAGTAGAGCCCTTTTAGTAGGAGAACCTTTAAGTAATGTTAGACCAGGGGGAAAGGCACAATATTATACACAAACAGCAGACTCTGTTGTATACTTTAAACGTGGAAAAGACGGTAAAGATACTAAAGAAAAAATAACAGATGGTGAACACGCTTATTCTACATTTAATAAATACTCTTTAGTAAACTATAGAGGTAGTTTTTTTACACCCGGTGGATCTGCTAAATCAGCAGGGGTTGATGCTATTGAATACAATAAGATAGACGAGAGAACATTAGATAATCCTACTGTTTCTAAAATAGTTGAAATTACTAAAAACAACGCGTCGAGTACAAACGGATATGGTTATATGTATAACTATGCTGATTTCGCGATGTGTAGATATAACGGAAAGATACCTAATAACTATCTATTAACTCTTAGAAGATTTCCATATCCTGTCCAAGATGATATTATTACGCCAATGGATATTGATAAAGATGGCAAGGTCCGTGAAACAGATCAGCCCGATATTGCTAGAGCGGTGACATGGATGAGTGAGGTAACTGGTAATAGTATGTCAGATATTATTAACTGGTCACATGGATATAATTGGAAAGATGAATCAGCTAGTATGCAAACTAAGCAATCTAATAATTCAAGTAGAAGAGGTGCATTTGGTCAATTCTTAGATTCAAGTGTAATAGGTACTGCAGCCGCAAATGCAGCAGCTGGTGTCGATGGAATAACAGCACAGAGAAGAAAAAACGGAGGCAGTGGATTTGACGCTATGTCAACTACATATCCTAATCATGTCTTTGGACCCGTTAACGTTATTAAAGATGTTTCATTCAGAGATCAAGGTCTTACGTTTAGTCAAGAATTTAAACTTAAATTTGAATATGAGTTAAGATCTTTTGGTGGTGCAAACCCTAAAGTATTAATGCTAGATCAACTTGCAAATATAATGGTACTGACTTCTAGTCAGGCTCCTTTCTGGGGAGGTTCTGTTAGATATGTTGGAAACGGCTCTGCTGGTAAACCGCTAGGTGATCTTAGTTTAATTAAATCCGGTAATTATAGTGGATTTATTAAAAGTGTTGCATCTGGATTAGGAGACATGTTTAAAGGAGTTGTTAATGATGTAAAAGGATTAGCAAGTGGAAAAGATTCTAAATTCTTAAATAATATATTAGGAGGTACGTTAATGAAAATGTTTAACTCTCCATCAGGTGGACAAGGAGCAGCTTCGCTATTAACAGGAGATCCTACAGGTTCATGGCACTTAACGGTAGGTAATCCCCTTAATCCTATTATGTTGGTTGGTAATTTAACATGTAGAGAAACTAACGTAACATTTGAAGGTGGTATGGGAGTTCAAGATTTTCCAGAGAGAATGACAGTTGAAATCACACTTAAGCCAGGTAGAAGTAGAGATAAATTAGATATAGAATCGATGTTTAATATGGGTAGAGGTAGATTTTATCTACAACCGGAAGAAGGAGTAGATATTAACAAGACATATATTGAAACAGCGTATGGTGGTAAAGATAAGAGAAAAGCTCTTAATTCTGAATTTAGAAAAATAGCTAACGGATAACAATGAAATTATATAGCATAGATAAAAAACAAATATCTGAGGGTAAGTTGACAATGGCAGTCCCTACTTTTATTTTCATGGAAATGGCAGAAAGTTCAGTACAGGGTGTACATATTGTGGAGGATGACGAATCATGTAGAATTGATTTAGTTTCATTAAGCGAATATGGTACACATGACCACGTTGATGCTATCTTAAAATTTAACGGGATTTCAAATCCATTTTCTATAAAGGAAGGAGATGTTCTTTATATTCCTAAAATAGATGTAGCTAAAAAGAAATGGAAGCTTACTCTTAATAAGACTTATAAAAACCCTATCAGGGAACAGTTTATTAATACGAAAAGAATGCCAGTCAAGGATGCCAATAGAATAGAATACTTAAGCAAGAAATATAATAAAGAAATTCTGCCCCCTAACATTTTACAGTCAGGCCAAACTAACATTGAAGTTACGAATGGAGAAATTAGAATATAAATAAAAATAAAAATTATGAAACGCATACAATTATTTGAACAATTTGTTAAAGAAGCAAAAAAATTAAAACCAATTAAACTTAGTGTAAAAAAATCTAGGAAAAACCCATATACATTTAGTGATAAAATGGATAATGAGGAATTATACAAATTGCACGTGCTAGCACGTCAAATGGAGTTTGCAGATGAAGAAGAAATGGACGGATATAAAGATACTGATTATGAAAACGCAAAAAAACAAATCTTTAAAATTATGATGTCAAGAGGAGCTAATCCTTACCGTCAGAAAAAGACATGGGCTGACGACTGGGAAGAAGAAGAGTACGATATAGATGAACAATTCGTAAACGAGGCTCTAAAGGTTGGCAGAGACCAAGATCTAGCTAACGAAATTATAGCAGTACTTTATGCTGAAAGAGATACACCAGAAGGTGAAGCACTGAAGGCAGCTGGAGGAATGGTAGCAGGCGGAAGTACAACTGGAGAAGAAATGTATCTAAGCAATTGGAATAAAGATTCTGTTAAAGCATTACATGGTTCAAAGGTAAGAGTTCCTGGAAAGGTTATGCTAGGTACTTTAATTGGAGTAGCAGCTGATAATGGAAAGAGTTACTATTTTGATGGTGGCGTATTCGTTGAAGGTGATAAAGACGTTAAAGGAGCTAAGGTAGGAATGGACTTTAGAGATTTTGTCGATATCCTCGTTAAAAAGAAGATCATTAACAAACCCACATATTAAACTAAAGGTAAATGCCAGTAAATAATCACATTTTAAATGTATTAGAGCATTCTTTGGAATTAGACACTATAAAGTTTGATTCGCATGATGAAGAAGAGGGTGCACAAAAGATAAGCCATGAGTATGGCGGTCCAGTTCCTATGATAGTTATTAATGGTAATTCATTTTCAGATGAATCCATTAAAAGAATGGAAATAGACTGTAGTGTAAAAATTCCAATGATAAGCGCTGTCATCCTCGATACTAAAGGTACATTTGATGCTGATAATATACCAAGAGACGGTGATGTTATTTCAATAAGAATAGCCGCTAGGCAACAAGATACGTTTAGGGATATTAGAATAGATTTCGATATAGATGAAGTAACAGGTCCTCCTGCTAACGATTTAAAAAGAGCAACTAATGGAGCTAAATACGTTTTTCAAGGAACTATGAAAATACCTACAATGCATTCCGAGGGATGTGCATCGTATGAGGGTACTTCTAGGGAACAGATTGAAGAGTTTGCTACGAACTTAAAATTAGGATTAGCAACAAATATAGATTCAGCTGATGATGCTATGAAAGCTCTTAACGCATGTCAACCTAATTTAGAATTTTTAAATAATTTAGTAGAACATTCATATATAGGTGAAGATAGTTTTCAAACATATTGTATAGACCCTTATTATAATTTATGTTATGTTGATGTTAACGCACTATTAAACTCAGAGGAAGGATTAGATGAAACATTCATAAATATGGATGTAGACTTTGATGAAGATGGAGAAGATCAAACTTCAAATAAAATAGAATCCCCAAACATACTGACAAATGCGGCTAGCATGAATTCCACTAACACCTTTATATCAAGTTACAATCTTGTAAACAATTCAGGAGCATTGGCTAAGAAAAACGGATATAAAAGGAAAATGATATATTGGGAAAATGATTCAGTAGGCGTAGTTGCTCATGAACTAGAACCACTCGCTAGTGATAACATGAAGGATATAGATGAGCCCCTGAAGGGCAGAAGAGATGAAGACAGATATACCAAAGAAGTAAAATCAAAATACGTTGGAAGGCTCCCTATTCAATCCGATGACGTACCTAATGTACATTTAAATTATTCATATTCTGCAATTAGTAATAAGCAGAACTTAGATGAAATGAATAAAATGAAATTAGAAGTAACTTTAAAAACATTTAATCCAGGAATACACCTTTGGCAAAAAATACCTGTGCAGATTATGAAATCCGGTTTCACACAAATCAGTTCACAGCAGGGTATAAATGAGGCAAAGGATGAAAAGGGATTTGAAACAGATCAAGAAGTTGAAGCTGAAAGTGTAAATGATTTAAACGCAGATCAAGTTAAAGATGAGTTTTTAACAGGCTATTATATAATAGGAGGAATTAAATATATTTATAGCCAAAGCACTGGTCTTACACAAAAGCTTACAATGTTAAGAAGAGAGTGGCCCAGTAGAATTAATAATCTGGAAGGCTAACACTAAACTAATAAGAATATATACTATATGTCAGATTTTAAAAATAAATTAGATTTTCAAAAGGGTAAGTTAGCACAATCCCCATATCAAGATCCTACGTTTCTTTCATTTGTTATATTATTTAACGTGGCAGATCATACTAATTCTCCTCTTTTATCTGGAGCCGCTGAAGAATTTTATAAAGAGCAGCTTGGAGCTTCTGAGAAAGCTACTAGAAATATAGATAGCGGTCCTAGTAATCCATTAGCAGCACTTTCTTCATCTGCGGGTCCTGCTGATTCATCTTCATCACCAACTGCTAGGTTTTATGAAGATAGATTAGACAGCCTTATTAAATTTAAGAAAGCATTGTTGGATATAAATAGAAATACCCCTTGGTTCTTTCAAGGATTACAGGGTGTTGATAGAGCAGTTACTGCGTTTGATCCTAATAATCCTTACCTCGGAGGAGATGAGGCAAAGTTAACATTAAGTTGTTTAGAATCTATTAACCTTAGAGTTTCTGGTCTTATGCACCTTTATAGAAAAGCAGTGTTCGATGAAATTAAATGGAATTGGATATTACCTGAAAATTTAAGAAAGTTTTCGATGATAGTATATGTCACTGAGGTTAGGAAGTTTCAAAATATATCTAGAATAGAATTAAGTGGAATTCCTAAGAAAATAGACTTAGCTGCTATTAAGGGTTTTCCTGGAAATATGAAGCCAAGTTTAGGAGTTAATAATGGTAATGAAGGAATTTCCGGAAGTGCCAATAGACCTTTCTTTATGTTTAGATTCGGAGAGTGTGAATTTTCATTGAACACCGGTTCTGAAATATTCGGAGATCTTACTAAAAATCCAGGCGAACAAGCTAGGCAAACTATAGAAATGACATACGAAGTCATAGATAAAATGGATGCTAGGGTTTTAAATGGAATTGTATCAGACACTATACCAGATGGACTTTCACCGGCACATGACTCTGAAGATTATAAAGCAGACGGAATACTTGGACTTTTAGGTGATAAGTTAAAAGGAAAGCTAAAAGAATTAGGAGAAAGAGGATTAGATGATCTTAATAGATTAGCAAGAGAAAAGAAAGATGAATTAGTTCAAAGTGCAAGAGATGGTATTAGGGGTAGAGTTCCTAATTTCGAGAACATATACCAAGATGCCCTAAAGGGTGTTTCTGACGGAGTAGATAATATAGGTGGAAACATAGCTGAAAATGTATTTAATGTAGATACCTCATCGACAGTTGGAGATGCTTTAACAAAGGCAGCTGCACAGTCTCTTGGTAATATAAACGATTAAAATATGTCAACTGAAAAAGAATTAAATACTGATAATCTCAGAGACACCCATTGGTTAGGAGAAGTTATCGACAATGTCGATCCTCTTAAGATGGGTAGATGTAAGGTTAAGGTTTTGGGTAAATATGATAATTTACCGGATGATGCTATTCCATGGGCAACTCCTATGAATAGAGATGCAGTAGGTTCACATCATGTTCCAAGAATAGGAGATATAGTTTCAGCTAGATTTGATAATGGAAATTTATATCATCCTGAATATTGGTTTCAGATAGAGCAGAATCTTGATCTTAAAGAAGATATTTTAGATGGTGCAGGCAATGCTGAAAATGTAATCAGTTTAGTGTATGATGCTGAAAGAAACGTAAGAATTTATCACTCAGAAGAAGATGGTCTTGTAATTACTAGAGGTCTCGGTGCAAAAGAAAGACCTATAATACAAATAGATGAAGCCGGCGATATTAAAATTTCTACAGATGATAGAATATTTTTAGATGCAGGTAATATATTTTTAAGTAATACTGGAGAACCCGGTGAAGACACTGAGCAGCCAGCCGTAAGAGGATTAGACTTAGAGACATTCCTAAGGAATTTTATTACAGACTATAAAGCACATATTCATCCGACGGGTGTTGGTCCTTCCGGAACTTTACAAGTTCCATTTGCCGAAGGAGATCACAAGTCATATCAACAAGAAAATAAATAATTATGCCAGCACAATGGTCAACATTCATAGGTGAAGTATCGGATATTCTAGAAAAACCAGAAGAGCAACCACTAGACGCGAAAGATTTTGGAAAAAAATTAGCGAAGGCATATTTAGCAGCAGTTCAGGGCAATGCACAATGTATTCCGGGAATGGCTAATCATGAAGGCTCACCGGGTGAATCTGCATTTATAGCAAGCTACGAACAGTGGTTTCATGATCTTTGGGAAAAAGGTGAACCGGTGATGGTAACCCCGGATAACGAAGAACCCCTTATAAATGAAAAAGATAATTTAATAGCATTCTTAGCGACAGCTGAAGGTGCTGCGACTAGATTAACGATTGCAGGGAAGGACAATGATCCAGAATATAACAAACTAGAAGGTGAAATAGGAGAAGGTATACAATATGAGCCAACGGAAGAGCTTGACAAGTATTTAGAAGAGTTTAAGGATGACGAAGCAGAAAACCTATATAGATATAGATATTTTGAATTCCACCGCTTAGATGGTAAGGAATCAGCTGATGAATTAGCTCGAATAACTGCAACAAGATTGTTAATGACCTTTGAAGATATCTCAGATGGAGAAAAAAGACTAGATTTTTGGAAATGGCTAGAGCGTCTAGAAAAGAATACACATTTCACTACAAGTACTACTATTATAAACGACAGAACACGAAATAGGGATAACGCTATCGCTACACTGAAGGGATTAGATTGGAACTGGAGATCATTTGCAGGATCTGGCACCGGAAATAAACAACGGTTTCATGAACTAGTTGTACAATATATAAGGGAGTCAATATTATTATCACATCCAGCCTCGACAGAATATACTAATAGTTACGGAAATACTGCAACTCGCTCAGTTGACAAGGCGAATGAGGTGGCCGTAGAAATGGATAAAGTAAATGAAATGACATATCCTTGGCCATTCGACACAACACTACCCGAGGGCTATGAAGAAATGGAACCTTCAGAAAAAATAAAGGTCAGATATCATTTTAAATTAAACAACCTAAAGATACAAGAACCGTATGAAGAGAATCAGAAAATGCCGCCTGTACTAACACAGTCATTTGTTTCTGAATTTTCATGGAACGGAAGTGATGATTATGGACAAAAGCATTCAAGGCTTATATTCGAATATGTAGATACTGAGCTAAGAAAAAAATGGCAAGGATGTCCATTAAGTACAAGTGACGAAGGCCAGGATTCTATTGTAAATATAGATATGTCTAAAACGGGAACTTTAGCTAAACAAATTAGAAATACTTTAATAGTAGAAATGGGAATTGAAGCTGCAATGTTAGCAGAAGGTGGAAGTAAAGATGATCCATATAAAGAACTTGCAAAGGCAACTCTTAAATACTGGAAAGATGCAACAATACAGCCGTTTGCAACTGGTGACCCGACACCGCCATGTACATCAATACCTGTTCTTATGGGAAAATATATAGGTGTCAGTTATGGAAATCAAAAGAAATTAGCAGATAATTTAAGAAGAGCTCTTAATTCAGGAAAGGATTCTGATAACGTGCATGATGCAGCCGAGGACGTTGCAAGTGCATTAGCATATTCTTATTTTACACATCTTAGCCAAATGAAATTTATTTATATGGGCGGAATAGCGGTTCCTTTAGTTCCTTATATTCCTATGATAGGATTTGACGCCACCGTAATTTGATATATAACTAGTAAAACATACATTAACCCTTTTAAAAACAAAGTAAATGTCAACAAAGACAACTCAAAAACAAAAGAGAGCTAGACTCTCAGCGACAACTCAACTAGTTGAAGCAAATCAAGAAACAGAAGTTAAAGTAGAAACTTCATTAAACACACCAGCTCCAGAAAAACCAACTCCCGGTCCAGATACAAATTATATGGATGAAAACGGAGAATTCATGTGGGACCAATACGAGGCAACATGTGTAACTAAGCTTAGGAAACCCAATCCACATATTAAAGCACCTAAAGGTGTAAAAGTATATAGCAGAGAATCATACGCTCAAGAACTATTTGACATAATGGAAGGTCATTCATTGACCTCTAACACAATATATTCTTTACAATTAGGCGCTAGTTATACAGGAAAAGTATATGCAGTTGATTCAGAATGGGCATCAATTGATGTAGGATATAGAGAATTAGTCTATGTAGATTTATCAAGAGAAACTGTAGAAGTAAGAGAACTTTTAAAACAGGGAGTAGAAGTTGACGTTCAGTTAATCGCTGACACTTCAATGAATGTCAAAAAATATATGATAGGTTCCGTAACTGAAGGTCTTAAGACTAAGGTTATTAAAGAAATCGTAGCATCTATTGACGATGGAAATACAGCATACAGTGGTGTTGTTGCCAAGATGATTCCAGGTGGAGGATATATGGTGCAAGTTCAAGGCATTGATTGCTTTATGCCAGGCTCATTAGCAGGTGTAAATAAATTACACGACTTCGAATCAATCATTAACACCGAAATGTATGTAGTACCTGTTAGTTATTCAGAAGAAAAAGGAACTGTTGTAGTTTCTCACAGAGCATACTTAAGAGCTCTTATTCCTAATACACTTAAAGAAATACAAGAGGACATTACATCTGAAAGAACAGGTCATGTTACAGGCTCTGCAAAATATGGTGTATTTGTTGAATTTGAAGGATGTTTAACGGGTATGATTCACGTTAACGACCTAGACACTGAGACATCAAAGGCACATAGAGATAGATCTTTAGAGCCAGGAACAGAGATCAAGTTCTATGTTAAAGAAGTTATTAATGAAAGAAAAATTACGCTTGTTCAAGGTTCTCCTGCTGAGAAGAAAGTAGATCCATGGGAAGGTATTTCTTCTAGATATACTAAGAAAACCGAAGTAGTTGGTATTGTAAAATCTACTAAAGATTATGGTTTATTTGTAGAAATAGAAGAAGGTGTTGTAGGACTCTTACATATATCGGAATTCCCTGATAACATAGATATTAAAGATATATCTAAAGGTGCAGATATTACTGTCCAAGTGATCAGAGTTGAAGAAGATACTAGAAAAGTATTCCTTAAACTATAATCAAATCTATAATTTAATTGAAAGAGCCCGATCACTCGGGCTTTTTCACGTTATAGTGTATCTAACAGAGATATATAAACCAACTTAAGTTATACAATTACGTAAATGAATAATATTAATAATTCAGACATATTAAAGAATTCGCTACTAGGCGTTGAATTTGAATTCTATTCTAATAAGGATATCGATACGACTGCTAAAGAGTTAGCGGGTCTTTTAGGTAAAAAGATTAGAGTAGAAGCAAAGGCGCATAGTGATTTTGAAGTTACAAGAGACGAGTTCAAGATAGAACCTGATATGTCAGGTGGTGAAAAACTGATGGAACTCGTAACAGGTCCACAGCCTTATTATTCTGCAAGAATGATGATCATCAAAGTATGTAAATGGATAGAAGAAAATGGATATACTAATGATAGAAGTTCTATTCACTTAAACATATCCTTTGATACAGATAAAATAGAAAATAAACACAGAATATCTAAAATGAATGTTCTTAAATTTATTTTAGATTTTAAAGAAAGTCAAGTCTTTAAGTTTTTTCCTGAAAGAAAGGATTCTGCATACGCAAAATCAATTAAATTCGTTTTACCTAAGTCAGATACTTATTTCTACGATGGATTAAATATTACTCCTAGTAATTTCATATATCCTGATTCTAAATATTACGGAATTAACTTTGAAAAAAGACATAAGAATTATTTAGAATTTAGATATCTTGGCGGAGAAGATTGGGAAAAGAAAACTTCTAAGATTCTACAAATGCTAGATCTTTTTATAACTCAACTATGGAATAGCACGAGTAATGTTCAATTTAACAATCTTAATTCAATAGAGCTTAGAAAAATTCTTGCTAAGAATGAAAGAATTATAAAGGCTAGAAGAGATTGGAAATCTATCAATGCGGGATGGAATAAAGATGTTAAATTAACGGTCGATTTAAATGACAATGAAAAGATAATAGATTTACACTGGCCTAATATTAGAGAAAGAGTTCTTAGATTATTTACACACGGTGAATTAACAAAAGGACATATTAACTATGATGCTGACAACGGAACTATTCAAGTAGAAGGTGGTAACTTATCATATTGTGTAGAATTAGAAGGATATGAATTTATAAGATGTTCTTTGAGAGGAGAATTTACAAATTGTGATTTCTTTGGATGTGACATAAATGGATCCGATATACATACATGTAATTTCTATCAATCTACACAGGTTAATTCATCTAAATTAGAAAGTTCATACGTTCATCAGTCTTGTATATTAAAGGACTGTTACATATACGGAAATGGAATAATGAAAGGATCAATGCAAGGTGGTATATTTAGAGATGGTAAATATGATAAAAGAACTGCAAAGTTCGACAACACCGAAAAAATACTTTACACTGAAGTTTAAAAATAACTAAAATAAAATGAGTGATAATATAATAGGTAATGATAGCAACCAACAGGCTCCAAGCTGGGATAATCCTACATGCTTTAATAACTTTGTAAATGAGTTGGCATCGGAAGTGACAGGGTCATGTATGATTCCTATGAATCTCCCAAGGGCAGAAGTTGAAAGACTTGTTAAAAGAGCAAAGAAATGGTTTTATAAGAATTACGAATATTCAATGAAAGAAAACTTTATGGTTTTACCAAAGGAACTCTTTACAACACAATATTTTAAGAATAAAAGATCGTTCACACTACCTAAAATGGATCCAGTTACCGGTGGTGGAGAAGTTTATTCAGTATATGGATGTTTTGAAACAGGATCTAAGTATGCAGGTGGTTCAGATATTAGATTTCAAGAAGGAGATTTTGCTATTGAGAGAATGATGTACCAGGGTATGTTTAGTGGAGATGGTGTAGTTGATGCCGCAGAGAGCTTACAATACTATGTGGTTAATGAAAGTTTCTTTGATATGGCTAGACAGATCTTAGAGAATCCTATAGGATTTCACTATAATCAATTAACTCATGAGATTAAATTTACAGGTGAAACACCTAATAGAAATATTATATTAGAGGTATATGAAACTATTCCTGAATGTGCTCTTTTCGAAGATGAAGCATTCTTTAGGTATTGTGCTGCTAAGATTAAAATTTCACTAGGTCAAAAATTAAGTATATTTGGATTTGCTTTACCTGGTAATATAGAAGTAAACGCCGATGCAATTCAAGGTTTAGGTGAAGGAGAATTAGAAGCAGTAATAGAAGAAATAAAATCAGATGAAGGCACCGATTGGATGATGCATTCTTAATAGAATATATAGTTAAATGGAGTTTTATATAAAAGCACAAGGAGATCCTGGTTTTGATCCAGCTAAGTTAGAAGTTAATTCTGAACTGGCTAGGCTAATGACACAGATAGAAACCATTCTTTTTACAAGAAGAGGTGATGTATTAGGTGATCCTGAGTTTGGAGCAAATTTAGAAGATTATGTTTATTCTTTAAGCTATAATGACTATTTATTAAAAAAAGTAGTTGCCGAGCAGATTTTTAGATATGCACCCTTGGCTAGAAAATTTAACGTCACAGTAGATGTTGACTTCACAAAAGAAGTTGACAGGCATGCCGTGTTTGTAGACATACGAATTGATAATAGGTATCAACTAGGAGTTTATGTATAATAAAACTAATAAAATAAAAAATGGCAGATAATAACTTTTTATCAACATCTAGAATTAAAGTTGGAGAAATGATCGATGACGTAAGATCCTATATTACTAGGGTATACGGCGAGGTAGAAGGAGCATTCACGACAGCTTCACCCTTTTCACAATTACTTGATGTTATTTCGCAAATAGGTAGATTAATATTCTTTTACATAGAAGATGCTACTGTTGAACAGAACATACTAACAGCACAGAATCCCGAATCAATATATGGTTTATCAAGATTAGCTGGACATGATTCATTTAGAGGAGCTGCCGCTTCTGGTGAATTAAGATTAAGACTAGGTGTTTCTAATTTAGACGACATTGCAGGTGATGCATTAAACATTCCAGCAAATTCTATTATAGAATGCAAGGATAACGGTCTTAAATACACTCTAAGAACTAGCAACGATCAATTCAGGTTAGAAAAATCAAACTCAAACTACATATATGTTCCTGTTATACAAGGTGAATACGAATCACAGAATTTAACATCAACTGGAGAATCCTTCCAATCCTTTAATGTTATAACAAAAAGCATGGTGGATCATTCTCAAGTTAGAATAAAGGTTAATTCTAATCTTTGGTCTAAATACGATTCTTTGTATGATATGAAAAAAGGAACTCAGGGATATCTTGTCAAGACAGGTATTACAGGAGGTTTAGATATTTATTTTGGAAATGGATCTTTTGGTGAAATACCGCCTACAGGTTCTACGATAGAAGTGGAATATTTAAAAATAGCTGGTTCCATGGGTAATTTAAATGGTAGAGCCGATTTATCCTTTTTATTTAAAACAGAAGGTACGGATTCTTTAGGAAATACACATGACTTAAATGAAATGTTAGAGTCTGAATTTACAGTTGCCCCAAAAATGGGAGCAAATCCTGAAGATATTCAATTAACGAAATTAATTGCTCCATTACAATCACACTCATTTGTGCTAGCAACACCTGATAATTATGAGCATTTCTTATCAAGATATGGTATGTTCTCTTATTTAGATGCATATAATACAACGGATGATGGATATTTAGATGATGATAATGTTATCTATCTGTTTATGTTGCCCAACACTCTCAAAAAACTACAAAACAATAAAGATTATTTTAATTTAGATACATCTGAATTCTTTTTTACTGAAATAGAAAAAGAAGGTATCTTAGGTTTATTAGAAAAATCAGGAAGACAAATGGTCACTACTGAAGTAAAGATAGTTAATCCAGAACCACAATTTTTTAGAATGGATGTTAAGGTAAGATACTTTGAAGGATATAGTAAAGCTAACGTTGCGACAGAGATTAGATCTAAGATTGCAGAATACTTAATTAATATAACACGAAGAGACAGATTACCTAAATCAGATATCGTTGCAATTGTTGAGGCAATTGACGGCATTGATTCAGTTAATGTTAAATTTACTTCTGAAAAAGAAGAAACAGCAAGAAGACTAGGCTACTATATATCTGAGACAGTTAATGTTACTCCATCTACTCCAGTATTAAAGGACGTTGGTAATGGTAAACAAAAGATGGTTTTCTTTAAAAGAACAGTAACTACATCACAGGTCAACTTTGAACCGGGAGCTGCTCTTCCTGAAAATGTAATTAATCTAGATTCATTTGGAGATATTATTTTAGAACCTGAAGAAGTAGCATTGTTCAGAGGTGGATGGCTAGATAGCGATAATGCAATGGTCGAAGATTCTGTCAAGACAGGTGAAAAGGCTGCTCTTTCAATATACTTTGATGAGCCAGCGGTCAAGAATTCAATATTTGCAAAAGTTCAAGCTAAAAATAGAAAATCAATATAATGAATATTTTTAGTAAACTATTTAAAAGCAGAAGGAAAAGAATATACTCTATTAGAGAGACCGTATTTGATGATAGAAAGAATCTAGGAAACGATTATAGAAATAATATCTTAAAGAATTCCATATCTAATCATATATGGAGAAATAATCAAATGAACGATTTCGTTAATTTTGTTCAAGAGATATTAGCAGATTGGGTTGATTCTGTAAACTATTTAAAAGTTTATAAATCATATACCATGAAAAAGAACGATAAAAAAATTAGATAACAATGTCATATCAGAATCTTAGATTTTTTGATAATAATTCTAATGAATTAAACTTAGACTACGACGGTACTTTAGGTTATTCTAAGGGAACTATATTTCTACCTGAAATATCAACGGGCCTATATGAAACTTTAAACCTATATGTGTTAGAAGAAGTAAGGGATGAATTAGATAATCAAAGGTTTGTACATCCCATATCAGTTGACGCAAATAAGAATACACTTAAATTTAAATTTACCACGGAATATGGAGAAAGTACAGACATATTTCTTTATAGTGGTAAAATGAATAATGGTGATTATGATGTAAATGTAGATTCGTTTCAAATCAGTGAGATGAGAGACAATACATTTTATAATGGCATTGATGCAAATGGTTTTAAACTAGTTCCATTAAATGCAGCAGCATTACAGCCACAGGCATGTCTTGCTAACATCGCACTGAGTTCAGAAAAAGAAGGATTTCATATTAGAAAACTAGAAGTTTATGCTACTGAGAATGGAACTGACGTAAAGGTTGCAGAAATTAAAGTTTACGGTGAAGTGGTTGGTGAAGATGAAAGACTGAAAACCCTTTTAACCAATATGGCACTTAATCTTACTGAGATGGATTATTTAATATTTAGAGATTCTGATATTAAAGATCTTGGTGTAGATTATAAATTATTAAATACGAAGAGAAAGGAACTTTTATTACAGGCTTCTACTATTAAACCGTTTATAGGAACATATAAAGCCCTATTAGGCGTTATAGATTTCTTTGGATATAGTAATGTAAGTCTTAGAGAATATTGGTTAAATATAAATGAACAATCTGAAGGTTTTGGAAAAATGATAGTTGTTCCTGTTGCTAATCAAACTGAAGTTGGTTTTTTAGCAAAGAAAAGTAAAAATACAAATCTTCCTAATTCTAATCAAAAAAAGACTTCTAGGTTTTCATTAGCGTATAGACTAAATATTCCTACTGGAAAACTAAATGAATTTGATTTACCAGAAGTAGAAGAAATTTCAGACTTTTCGCCAGACGAAATTTTAATAAAGTTATATGCTTTAAAGCGTAAACTACAGAGAGAATATCTACCTCTTAATGCAAAGATCGTGGATATTACAGCAGAGGGTGATTACTTCGACGGAGTAAATCAAAGAGTTTGGAATAATCAACACCAAATACATGCACAATATGCTGGACAAGACGTACATTATGATATATTTCCAGATGTTAAATCAATTTATATAGAAGATCTTAGGAAAGTAGATTATAGACTAGAAGGTCGTAATCAAAAGATAGAGGTTTTTAATAAAACAGAAAGAAATGAATTAGAAGATTCTATTAGATCTTTCTATACAAGTTGGCATGACGAAGATATGTCTTCACATAATACGATGGCAGGAATTCCTATCGGAGCTCCTATTATATTAACAGGAACTTCTCTTAAAGATACATGGGATGATGCAAATTTTACGTTCATAGATGCAAACGACACTGACGATGATGCCAATGTTTTACATTCTCCACTCGGACAACCTCCATACATTACCCTGCAAGATCCTTTCTTAACATGGGATGATTGGTGGAAAAGAAGTGTATATGAAATTGAATGGATAATTAAAGGTCCTAGAGGTTACTCTAAAAATATTAGAGGATCCATTGACAACTGGTACACATTACCAATCATACTTCCATATATAGGTGAGTATACGATTGATGTTGCTTTTTGGGATTTGTATAATGTTAGAAGCATTAGTCACAATGAAAAGGTAATAGTTAAATCTAAGAACGTTGAGGTATATGGAATGTATCAGAAACTTACACCTGAATTAGATTGGGCAAATTATAAATATCAATGGGATGAAGCAGGTTCTTCATGGGAATGGGGTAGAGAAAACCTAAATACCGTCGAAGAAAGTATTGCTACATATTACATAACCCTCGATAGAGCTAATTATTTACACGATGAGGAAGACGGTAATGAATTTTCAATAGTAAGAAGATTTGCTGATTCTACAACTCCGACTGGATTTAACGAAACAACAGGTCCATATCAGTGGAAATCACTAAGAAAACAAATATGGAACGATGGTCCTGAAATATGCTGGGATCAAACTAGAGTCGGACCTGATTTAAATTCTTCTTTTAAAGTAGAATTAAACGGTGCTAACAATGGAACTATATCTATTTCACAGTTAGATCCCTTTACAGATCTTGAAATAGTGGAAGCATATACTCCAACTGCAACATACCCTACATCCAATACTGACTTTGTTGCCTGGGAAAATTTAAAGGATGAATTAAATAATTTAAATCCTAATCAATACCCTATTTTTACTAAATTCAATTGGAATCCGATATATAAAGATATTGACGGAAATATAATAAACAATTTTGATGGAGCAGATACGTGCGATTATATGCTAGTAGTGTCTAAACAACCTAATCAAGTATATGATTTTTATAACGTAACGACAACCACTGGGATTATAGATCCTGCTAGTTTTGTTAAATATCAGGCGTACAATCCTAGTTTTAATGACTCTTATGTAATAGACGATCACGGTACTATAAATCTATTAAATCATATGACTTTTTCTTATGACTTGACTAAAATGCCAGGTATAATAAATCAGAAATGGAGATTGATAAATAATAGTGTAAAAAAAGAAGATATATATTATGATAATCAGTGGCTGACATACTTATTTGACACAAAGGGAGAGTATAGTATTGAGCTTGAATTAACTGATTTGAACGGAAATAAAAACATAACAAGAAAAAACATCTTAACAATTAAATAAAATGGCAAGTATTACAACAATTTTAGGAACGCACTCACTTTCTTCTTCGAGACTTACTATCAATAACAATTTTGATAATGTAAATGATGAATTAGGATTAATTGCAAATGTTCTAGACACGACAAGTTCTACGTTATCTTTAACTGGAGCTATTACGGCAGGTACACTGTCCGTAAACACAGGTACATTAACTACATTTAACGTAACCGCATCTTCATTAGAAGCAGGTGTCGAAGCTACGTTTAAAGAAAATGTTATCTTAGAAAAAGGATTACAGCATTCTATTGCAGACACTGTTAATTTTCCAACTGGAAATCCAACACTAGGAGCTTACATATATACTGGATCCACGGATCTTATATTAGGAGATTCTAATGCTGGACAAACTTTAACTATAATCGCATCAGCAGCATTTGCTATAGCAAGTGCAAGTTTAGCGAATATACATGGAGTTACAACTGAAGTAACCGTTTCACAGAATGGTAGCATTAGTTTGATAGGAGGCATTAACAATAAGTGGTGGATTACAAGTTCACATAACGCTATAATTTCGTAACATAAAAATAAAACAATAGATTAGATGGCTACACCACTAATAAGGATTCCACAGGAACAGGGAGGTACGATGTATGCTTTTGCTAACTCAGCAAGGGATTTGACGCGTGCTTATTATAATCCAGATATTAATTTTGAATTTTCTAAATTTGCATTGCTAGACTTGCCAGTATATGCAGATGCTAATTTAAGTGATCCCAATGACCCTAGTACAGGACCTAACTATATTAACTATACGAATTTATTCGAAGGAGGTGGTGGTGAAAATGCTAGTGCTTATAGCGACATAGCACATGATGGTAACGGTAATGTTCATTTCGCACAGACTTTTCAAAGTTACGCACTTAATTTAGAGAACATGTTACTTAACCCTGAGGTTAATGACGATTTTGATGATGTATTGTTTCAAAGTGATGCAGAAAAAATATTCTTTAAATACTTATATCATATAAATGCAATAAGAGTTAGAACTGCAACTTCACAAGAAGTTTCAACAGGATATTCTAGAATGATTGAGTTAGATGATTCTACTCAGTCTGGTTCTGAATATAGTCAAGTTATAAAATATATCGGAAACATCGATGTAACTAACGATAAGAATTACAAAGGACAACAATATAACGAAATATTTGTTAATGTTCCTTCTTCTGTAGGATATACCCCTGAAGTTTTATTAGAAACATCTAAATTTAATACTAATAATATTAAGTTTGTACCGGGTTCTGAAATTGAAGGAAGAACAAGTGATGATATTCATCCAGATCCTTTCTTAAGTTTAGAATCTTATGCAGATCAATCCGATGGAACTTATAATACAGATGAAAATGAAATACCCACGTTTGGAATTGATTTTAATGCAAGTGCATATTCAAAAATCATAAATGATCCAAAACTAAATTCAGTATTAGATTATTCTAAAAGAGGTGGAGATTTTAGGTTTAACGCTATTTTAGTATACTATGACATCTACTCAAAATCCAATATTGGAAATAAAGCGACTAACCTATATGGTATAATTTTATTAGATAACTGGAAAGAAGATACGTCTAATGATGGATGGTATATTCCAGAATTAACTAAATACAAACCGAATGAGGTTACGGGTCTTAATGGTAATGCATTCGCACTTAAATTAAATCTTAAGTTTAATTCTGCCCTAGATAACGTAGGAATAGAGAAGAATATTAATGATTATTCTACTTTCTCAATGGATATTTTCTTAGACACGACCAGTGCTTTAGAAAATGCGGTTCAATTATTAAGAGATGCTAATACAAGATACAATGATATTTCTAAGAAAGTTGAAATGTTAGAAAGTTTCTTTTTAAGTTCTGAAAGTTTACAAGGAATATCTAAAAGATTAGATAATATAGAGCAAGATGTTGAAAACGCTACTCTTAATTTCCAAGATGAAAGAAGTCTTTTAGACTTGATAACAAACACCAACTCTAGGTTAAATCAGGTTATATCTGGTGTAATCCCGGCAGAGATACAATATAATACAGACGTTCTAGAATCAGGTAACACAGGAGTCTCTATTGATAAATCAAGTAATGGTAAAGTTAAAATTAGTTGTGTAAATTATGGTTATTCTTTAGGACAAGCTTATGTATATGACACTGTAACTTCTGCTAATGAAAGAGAATTATCAGCTGATTCTATGTTTTTACCGGATGAAGCTGGTACAAAGGCAGTATGGCAAAGACTTAAAGAGTTTGATAATTTAGTTAGAATATACACAGACCAATCACAGAGCTTTGATTCTAACCTGAATATATACTTAGATGATACAATAACAAACTGGAAAAAAGGCCAAGTTGTTAGAGTAACTTTTAAAAATAAAATAAAAAACTTATCAACGCATTATATAACACTGTGGACTGATAAGAGTAATGGATGGTCGCAGAAACTTTCTATTTCTTTATCGGACTTATTATCTAATAAACCATATATTGAAATAGTATGCGTAGATCCAGTAAATAAAACGTTTGAATACGATATCTTAAGATAATATGAGCGCTAGCAATTCCATATCACATTTACTCGAACAGTTTCTAGAATTAAATACTAATTCACTAGAAACTTTCGAACGTATCAATGAGGCTATTTCAACCGACAAAGAAACGGTTACAATAGATTTATTCGATAATCGCACAGGAGAAATGACTGCAATTCAGATTCCAGCATTTGGATTTTTGAAAAGAGAAATTGAAAGAATTGATAAGAACATGACTGCGATTAGCGGTTTAGATACTTCTAGTGCAAACGTAAAACTTAAAGATGGATCTTATAGAAGAATACATACTTCTAAATTAAAAGGACCTTCCTTACCTATAAAATCTCTAGCGACTCCTAAGGAATTCAACACTCAATTAAATGATTTCTTTGAAGATTTCCTAAATCCTTTATTAACTATTAGCCTAGATGTTAAAGGACAGATTCCAGTAGATACTGAAAGAGTTTATACTGAAAGATTTATATTCGATCATGAAGACCTAGCATCTACTGAATCTTTTGATGAAGTTTTTAAAGGTCAAAATGATGTTAATTATTCTAAATTTATTTCTAAAATAAAAGAAGATGGTTTAAAATATAGAATAGATGCAGAGACGGTAGATATGCCAATAAGATCTATTCAATACAATGGCCAATTAGATGTATTAAAAGTAGAAAATGTTCAAAAAACCTCTTTAATAGACGGAACTAGTCAAACTAAAACCGTAAAGGTTTACACTCTAAATAAATTAACGTATTCAGACTCTAATAAAGAGATGAAAGATACTGAAACTCTAAAAATTGGAGATTCATTAGTAGTAAATACATCTGAGTACAATACAAGATATAAAGTAACCTCTATTGATTCTTCATCTTCACAAGTTGAACTATCTCTTTTAGAAGGTTATGCACCCATTAAGATAGCAGCAAACGCTCTCGCTATTTACAAAGACATTGATGTTTCCGTTTCTATAGATATTAAAGTTGGATTTAATGAAAGACAAGTTGTCTTTGTTAAACCAATTGATCCTATCTCTAAATTACCAGCTACTGATTTCTCACCAGGTGTTGCATTCTTTTCGAATGAACTTACTATTCAAAATGAAGATGGTATAGTTACTACACTTGCTAAATATTATAAAGAAGA